TCAGTAAACTCTAGCTAGTATTATTAAACAAGCAACTATAACTTCGCTAAAGTTTTCCTGTTGTTAATTAATATAAATTAAAGTTATAGCTTCTATTATAGTAGCATATAGGGGGTGTAAAGTCAATACCCGTAAGGCATTGATATACATAGATTTTATTGAAATTCTAGCCCAAAATTTATGATAGACTTTTTGACACTTTCTACAGCGTCATCTGGAATTTTATAAAACCCATCAGAAAAATAGTCACTAAGATATGCTACGCAGTACCTATTAGCACTTTCCGCAAGAGGAACAAGTACATGATAGTCATGCTTTATATCTTTTGTAATTTTAAAATCATTTCCTTGTGATTTATAAATTTCAATTTCGGTGTGTGTTTTATCTAAGTCTGGATATGCTTTTTGCATTTCTTTTATTATTGTTTGAAGTTCTTGTATGTAAGCTGACGAATACTTTTTAACTCCTGTATTTCCTATCTCATAGGAAAGAAAATAAAGTCTGTTCGCCCACTCTTTATAATCACTGGTCATATAATTGTATTCCATTTCTTTTCTGAGTTATCGTTTTCCTTGTCGTAAGGTTTAAGTTCTAGGTTAGCAACAAAGTTTTTTCTTGCGAATTTTCGTTCACATCTATTAGTGCAAAATCTATCTGTGCCATCATGACCATATCCGTATGTTTCTGATTTTACTGGTGGTAAACCATCTGTATATTGGTCATACCTTCCAGCGATATCGTGTCCATACTGTTCAGCAGTAAATTGCCAAGCCCCCCAACCATATTTTTTAAGTTTCCCCCCACACCTAAGACAAGCAAGGCTTTTTGTTTCTATATTTTTTATTATTCTTATCATTTTAAAATCTCCTTCCCACGCTACACTAAAGAGCATAGCGTGGGATTTGTTATTTAGTTATTATTAATAACAGGTTTTGTATTTACTATGCCAATATTAATGGTAGGTGGCGATATTTTAGTTTTTTCGTTTCTTTCAACTCCAAAAAGATTAGCAAGTACATTATAGTCTTGAGCATCTGTAACAGTAAGATCCTTACAGGTATTCATATCTGACCATAACAAATCTGCCTGTTCCTTAGAAACAAAATCAGGCACAAAGTTACGCATTTCCATGTCCTCTCTAGTTTCAAGCTTTGGAATTTGCCTGCTGATACGAGTCTTTCCATCTGCCCTTGTTTCAAAATACATTTCAAATTTTTGAATCAAAGTTTGTCTAGCGTCTTTATAAGCCATAAGAATATTCCAATCCTTTTGCTCAGTGATGCCATACCTTCTTGAATGACACCCATATCCAAAACAAGGGATTAGGCAGTTCCACCCATTATGCTCTCCTTTCAAATCTGAATACTTAATAAGATTAGAGGGAGATTCTGGCAAAACTCGTTGATTACTGTATTGCTCTTTAACTGTACGACCAGACCTTTTTTCTTCCCAATCCCTTTCGTTCTTATCCAAAGCATTAGCTTTTTCGTTAGAGTGTGGATTAGTGTTACCAATATACGGGTTATACTCTAAGGATACAAACGGGTCGAGTTCCAGTTTTTCCAGTTCATCAAACTTAAGAATATTCCATAAACTTAAGTCCACAGTATTCTGACTAGAAGAATCGCCTCTACGAAAAGCAACCCCATGCCTGTCGCTAAACGAATCTGCATAATGAAATTCCATAGGACTATCTTTTTCTTCCAGATTGTTCCAAGTATCTCTTTCCATCATGTTTACAGGCTTTTTGACTCCTACTTGATTAACCATATTAAAGCAGTTGTCATAGTGCATAGCCTCATCTGCTTGGTTAGTACCTCCTTTATTAAGAAACTCAGCAAACTCATGAGCCTTCTTTGGTGGGTACATAGCTTCTACATATTTGGCTACTACCTTTCTTGCTTCAGGAATATGATAATTCATGAACTTAGTTCTTACTGTCTTAAAGTCTGAAAAAATATCCCTCTCCTTGAGCTTATTATCCAGATTACTGATAGCAATTTCTTTAAGCTTTAAACGCCTTTTGGCGTTAAATCTTTGCTTTTTCATATTTTCTCCTTTATGTTCGGATTGGATTAATTTCCAATCGTTAGTAAGAGAGTACCACATATGTATTGATAAGTCAAGCTTAAGGGTCAATAGGACTTGACTTATTGCCTATTTTGCTGTATTGTTAAAACAATAATTAAATTATAGGAGAAAAATTATGACAAAAGCATATCAAGAGAAAGTACGAGAGCTTATAGGTAAAAAGATATTTCATATTGAGTGGAAAAAGAAGAATCCAAAGACTGGAGTATTTGATGTTCCAAGAAAAGGTGAATTTAGACTTGGAGTTCAAAAATGGAAAGAAAAAGATGGAACTAAAAAAAAGCTAGCTGGCGGTAAAAGAACAACTAACCCAGACCAATATCTTATAGCTTTCGATCTGGCTAAAAGAGGATTTCGTAATATAAAATATGATACAATTAATTCAATAAAAGCTGATGGAGAGGAATATTTTATATCTACAATTAAATTTGAAGATTTATTGAAGGCACTAGGCATAGGGAGGTAAATAACATGGGTCATGGAAGAAGAGGAACTGGGCTTCACGCTTATGGTAAAGGAAGAAGAAAGATTGGTTCAAGAAAAAGAAAAAACAGACGAAGAAAAAATAGAAGAAAAAAGAAAAGGAGAAGAAAAAAATGAATATATTTTTTTTAGATAAAACTTCAATGCTTTCAGCACAATATCTTTGTGATAAGCATGTACCAAAAATGTTATTGGAAACAACTCAAATGTTATCTACAGCATATCAAAAAAATGTAGGAGAGTGTGAGGACTTATATAAAATAGCGTACCCTCATCACCCTATGACTAAGTGGGTTGGAGAATCAGTAGAAAATTTTAGGTGGACACTTGATTTGGCTGATTGGATTGGTGAAGAATTTACTCTTAGATATAGTTTGGGCTATCCAAAAATTCATAAATCTTCTCACATAACTAATCGTTTTATAAAACACATAGATTGGTTGGATAAATTTCCAGACAAAGAATTTACAGACCCTCCTCAATGTATGCCAGATAGATTCAGAGATAAAGATTATGTAACTGCATACAGAGAATTTTATGTACATGAAAAGAAATATTTTGCTGAGTGGAAGAAGGGAAGAAAAAAACCAGAGTGGTTTTATAAGGTAGGAAATTAATGTATATGTATATATATTACCCCCCGCAATGGACGAGTCAGCTTAACATATTTTTTAATTTTTGTCAATAGAGAAAATGGACTTTAAAAAAATAAATATTCCAGAACAGAGATTAGCAAGAGCAGTCATAGCAAGAATATGGTTGGATAGTTTTGGAATCCGCATTACTCATAATGATACAACAGCTGAACTTGAAAGGTCTAAGTTTTACCTTGAAAAGAAAAATATTGCTCAAGTAAAAAGCTATGAACTTTGGTGCGATATGGCAGGAATAGAACCAGAGTATGCAAGAACACTATATGAAGGATTGACAAGGGCTAGAAATAATGGTAGTCTTATAAAATTAAAGATGACATTACCAACCATAATAGAACGACTGCTAGAAAAACCATAATGAAAATTAAATACAAACATACTTTTTTATTTAAAGTAGCCAGATACATGGCTATTCAATTGCATTGCCCCAAGAGAAACGAGCCAGAAATTTGGCACATAGACTGGGTTTATGATACTTGGGATAGCAATGCTGGGCAAATGAAATCGGACATAAAACTTTATGCATCAGCCGAATTAGAAAAAGACAAACCTAAAAAATGGATGTGATATGAAAATTAAAAATCTTGAAAAGCTAGGATACAAGCTAGGTAATGTATCAAAAATGCCTGCATTTAGTTGGGGTATTTCTGCGTTTGATTGTAAGGTAGGTTCAAAGCTAGCAAAAATAAAAGGAACAACCTGTTATAACTGTTACGCTATGAAAGGTTTTTATTCCTTTAAGCCTGTTAAGTTTTCACACAGAAAAAGATTAAAGGTTATGAGCAATGAATATTATGTAAGTGGCATGACTCATATGCTTAAATTAAAATATAAAAGGTTGCCAAAAGAAAAAAGATATTTCAGATGGTTTGATTCTGGAGATTTGCAAAGTGTTGAAATGCTTAAAAAAATTTGTGACATAGCATGGAGAACAATAGATATAAAACATTGGTTGCCTACCAGAGAATACAAAATAGTTGATGCTTTTATAAAAAAATATGGAGAAGTTTATATTCCAGATAATCTTACAATAAGATTAAGTGCAGTCAAAGTAAATGGAAAGCCACCAACATTTTGGAAATACACTAGCACAGTCCATACAAAAGAAAAAAAATGGATTGGAAAAAATTGTCCAGCTATAACTTCTGGCACACATAAATGTGGTGACTGCCGTTTATGTTGGAATAAATCAGAAAAAAATATAAGCTACGAACAGCATTGAGGCTTGACATTGTAAGCCGAATATGATAGGCTATTCTTATTTGAAGGAGGAAAAAATGATAGGAACAAAATTGCTAGACAAGTTTTTAAATTTTATAGATACAATTAAGTACACCTGCAAAATGTGGAAACATAATTGTAAAAAGGGGTACTCAAAATATTTGAATCCATTTTCAATAGTTAAAGCTTTCAAAGAAGTAAAAGCTATAAAAAAATTTAAAAAAGAAGAAAGCTTGTTAACAAAAGGGGGTATTAAAGAAGATGAGTAAAGATAATAAAATAAAAATGGCAAGAAAAATTGTTCTTTTTAAAAACGTAGTATCTGATATACTTATAAAAGCATACTCACAAGAACAATTTAGGTCGATAGTCAAAGAAGTTTATTCAGAAATATTTAAAAGGAGGAAAAATGACAACAGTCGAATTAATAAATAAAAGAATAATAATCGTAGCCGAATTCATACAAGATAAAATGGCACGATCACAAAAGATAATAAGAGAGTCTTTCTTATTGGTGGGATTTCTGCTTATAATCTTACAGATACAAATCTGTCTATTATTTTATGCAATTTCAAAATTAAATTAATGATAGAAAATCAAAAAAATAAAAAGACTATAAAGTTTAAAGGAAGAAATGCACGGGAAGATACTATGAAAATAATTAAAAAAACATATAAAAAATCTTTAAAAGAAGATTTGTTAAGTATTGGTGATATTACTACCAAAAGTACCGTAGATAAAAATAAAAAAATAGAAAGGCATGAGCGTGATATTCACATAGGCTGCCCTTCTTGGCCAAATTGTGATGAAGGTCCATTAGGATGTGTAATTTTGCAAGGAGTAAATGTTGAATGGTACGGGCATAGAGACTGAGATGAAAAACATACCAAACAGAAGGCACGGCATAATGATAAGTTTTAGATTACCTACTTTAGGTAATGTACACTGTCTGGTGCAATATGTTTTATACGAATTAGAACTTATGATATGCTCTGTTCGTTTTTTTGTAAAGAAAGATTCTGCACTTTCTACAGCGTACAATGAATGGTCATTGGATATAACTGAACGACTTCAAAAATGTGAGTCTATTGCAGAACAAAAAGCAGTCATAGATAAAATGGTCAGACAAAATAGGCGAAATACTAAAGGGGAACCTATAACAATACGAGGACATTTGTTTGATGAACTCAAAAAAGATTATTATTTAAATAGCATTGACAAAAAGTGATTTTTTTGATATAGAGTTATATGAATTACAGTCAACAATTAGTTGTGGTTGAAGGGCTTTCCATTCCGTCTAACACAGAGACGAGAATGGATTGTCCTTTTTGTCTTGGCAGAAATACATTTTCAGTAAAAACAATAGATGGAACTTTATCATGGTATTGTTTCCGTGCTTCATGTGAAGCGAAGGGCAAAAAAAGAAAAGAAAAAAATATGAATGATGTAAATGCCGTATTTAATAAAAGCAATCTAAAAAAAATTTTTTATGTTCCCGATAGTTTTAAATCTATATATTCAAATGCAAAAGCCGTTGAGTATTTAAAACAAAACAATGTAATAAAATCTATGCTTGAAGGAAAAGCAGAAGTGCAATATGATGTTAGGCAAGAAAGAATTGTTTTTTTAATTAAAAATAATGATAAGGTTGTTGGTGCAGTTGGTCGAGCTTTATCTTCAGAGACATATCCAAAATGGTTTATGTATGGTGATAAGGAAATACCATTTGTGATTAAGGGAGGATCGAGTCGTTATAATAAGTTGCATGGAAATAATTTAATTATAGTAGAAGATTGTGCATCTGCTTGTGCAGTTTCTTTTTTATTAAGTAGTATGGCTTTATTAGGTACAGATTTTGCAGATGAATATATTAAATATATTAAAGACTATGATAAAGTTATAATTGCATTAGATAGAGATGCAACTACTAAATCTTTTGAAATAGTTTCACGTCTTAGATTTAATGGAGTTGATACTAAGGTTCTTATCCTAGAAAATGATTTAAAATATTTAAATGAAGAAGAAATAGTACATAAAATTTATGGAAAATAAAAAAAATCCTATTGCGAAAGATTTAAGAACTTCTAAATACAAAAAAAGAATAGTGGAAGATAAAACAAAATACACAAGAAAAGAAAAATATAAGGAGGTATATGATAGAAAAACAACTGATTAGGCTTTTATTAAAAAAAGATTTTTACAATGCCAACAAATCTAAAATTGACAAATCCAGTTTTACAAATGGCTCTGGTATGCTTTATGATACAATAAAAAAAGCACATGAAGAATATAATTCAGATATTTCTATAGATGAAATAGAAACATTGCACATTGATGTATATAATCCTGCAATAACTCAGGCGGCACGAAAAAATTTTTTACTTTTAATGGATGAAATAAGAAATGAAGATGAACCAAATAAAGAAATTGTAAAGGATATACTTCAAACTATTCATGACAGAGATATAGCACAAAAAATAGCAGTAAAAGCTACAGATATATTTAATGGCAGTCATGCAGATTTTTCAGAAATAAGAAAAATAATGGACGATCATAATTCTGAAATAGAAACAGAAGATTTAAATAAAGTTACATCAAGTGTTGATGAGCTTGTAAAACTTCTTGATGTTACAACAAAATATACTTTTAATATTTCAACACTGCGACAATATGTTGGAGGTCTTGGGCCAGGAAATTTTGCTATAGTATTTGCTAGACCAGAGTCTGGTAAAACTGCTTTCTGGGTTCATTTAGTTGGCGGACCAGATGGGTTTGCTTCTCAAGGAGCAAATGTACATGCATTAATAAACGAAGAACCAGCGGTGAGAACACAAATGCGTGTTATAAGTGCTCACACAGGAATGAAACGATCAGAAATTATAGAAAATATAAAAGAAGCTGAAGAAAAATGGTCTGAAATAAGAGATAATGTTACACTTTTAGACACTGTTGATTGGACTTTATCTGATGTTGATTCTCATTGTGAAAAATATAAGCCAGATATTTTAATAATAGACCAATTAGATAAAGTTAGTATGTCAGAAAAATTTGCTAGAACAGACGAGAAGTTAAGAAGTTTATACACAGGCACACGAGAGATTGCAAAACGAAGACAATGTTGTATAATAGGTATATCACAAGCATCTGCTGATGCACATAATAGACAAGTTATAACTTTTGATATGTTGGAAAATTCAAAAACTGGAAAAGCTGCGGAAGCAGATTTAATTATTGGAATAGGAATGAAAAGCGATATTGATGTCGGCAACATTGAAAGAAGATTATGTATAAGTAAAAATAAAATAACAGGATATCATGGTGATATCATAACACTAATCAATCCAGAGATAAGTAGATACCAAGTATGATTACAGTTTTAGATGTAGAAACTTCTTTTGTAAAAGAGCAAAATGGAAAATTTAACCCACTGCCATTTAATCCTGCAAATATTCTCGTAAGTGTAGGTGTTGATTATAATAATACAAATAAGTATTTCTTTTTTAATCACGATGAAAAACAGGATCCAAATTCCTTTAAGTCAATTCAACAAGTATTGGATAAAACAACTTTGCTTGTGGGGCATAACATTAAATTTGACTTGCTGTGGCTTCTTGAAACTGGTTTGAAGTATAGTGGTAGTGTATACGACACAATGATAGGTGAGTATATTTTATCACGAGGACTTAGAAAAACATTGTCTCTTGATGGAATTTGTTTTAAAAGAAAGCTAGGAGAAAAAAATAATAAGATAAAAGAATATCTGGATAAGGGAATATCGTTTGAATCTATTCCATTACAACTTGTAGAAGAATATGGTAGAAAAGATGTTCAGCTTACTAAAAAACTATTTAATGCTCAGATGGCTGACTTTAAATTAAATAAAAATAAAAAGCTTTTAAGAACTGTAAAGATGATGAATCAATTTTTAATTGTATTATGTGACAT